CATTGATGTCCGTCTGTCATAACTCCTCCTAGTTTGGTTTGCCCGGTTAGCCCGGTTGGCCCAACAAAAAGGGGGCGGCTTGGACTGACCCGCCCCCTAAATCATGGGCTAACGGGGCCAACTGGGCCAACGGGGCCAACGGGGCCAACCGCATACCTATGCGGTCCAGCGGTAAAACTTGGCGTTGTTTGCACCTCTTCGCTCAAGTTCAAGATAGTTTCCACGCAACAACTCCATGCAGTTACGCAATGTTTTCTTTGTGCACTCGTTTGGGTTGGCCTCTTCATCCCGTAGCAAGTGGTATAGCTCGCTTTGGGAAAAGGTTTTGCCATCACGCATGACTGACTTGAGAAAGTAATACTCGTCTTCGTATTTAGCTTTGGCTTTGCCAATATTGATCTGTGCTTTCTGCCTGTCTTTTAGTTCACTGATGTCATCGGGACTCATGAACTGCACAGAGTCAACGGAGTCTTCGTAGTTAATCAACTCTCCGGTTTGCTTATATTTAAACCCACCCTCAAAGCTGACCTGACTGCGATCCTTTTCATTGATTACTAAAAGCTCCTGCCATGCGGCAAACTTGTCATTCAATGGGTCGAGGCCGAACATATTGTCTACGTCAGCCTTGAGGTCGCCCACGCCTTCGTAAACTAGACGCCCATCCATTGTGCGGTGTTTGTTGCAGTGGCCCAGCAGGATGACTGTGCCGCCTGCCGCCGCAAACTCACGGAAAACGTGAAGTACCTCGCGCATATCAGACTTGTTCAATACTGGCGCAAACTTTTTAAGAGTGTCACAAACTACAATCTTGCCGTCAGCTTCACCTTCCATGCGGATAAGGTTGAGCAAACGTAGGGCGTCACCAGTGTTGCGGAGTGAGGGGTCAGGCGAGTTAGCCAGCGTTACCATCGTCATCCCGTGTCGGTCACCAAGTTTTGCCTTCTGAAGTACACCTTTAGCGCCATCGTCCTCGTTAAAATATATGACATCGGAGCCGCGTATTAGGTTGTTGCGGATGGATTGAAATAGATTACCCAATATCCATACTGTCTTACCCGCTCCGCTAGGTGCATATACAAGGGTGACAGTGCCGGTAGTTATCATGCCGGGAATCACATCACGCTCTTTTGCCAAGCGCATTTCAATCTCTGCAATCCTGTCGTTAACTGCGGCACTTCTGAGCCGGGCCAACGAGGAGGCGATAGGAGCGCCGTCAGAGCCGTTTAGTGTGATGGGGTGGGTATGTCCATTTGTTTGATTAAAGTTTGATGTGGAGCCATTGATAGGCTGTGGTGGTATTTGATGCATTAGTTTGCTTTGTTCTTCGCAATATGCCGTCCAATCGTCTTGCATGTAGCTCTCCTTTTTGTTTGGGCGGAACCTATAACTTTGACCTAACCTTTATCAGATGTCAACTATTACCGCCAATCTTTTTAATGTTTTCAAGTGTTGACAAATGTATACAAATGTAGGCATACTGCACTTGGTCAAACAAAGGAGGCCATGATGAAAGCGGATAAAAGTAAAGGTGAAGTAGAGATTCATGGGAAAGTCTACCTAACGGTAGCTCGTCGCATTGATGACTTCAGAAAGTCAACGTCCTACAAAGGCTGGTCAATTGAAACAACAAGGGCAGAAGCACCAGACCCCTACGTTGTTATCAAAGCAACCATCCGTAACGCCGACAACAGGGTTGTTGCTACAGGGTATGCGGAAGAAAGCAGAACCTACGGCAAGATCAATAAGACATCAGCCTTGGAAAATGCAGAAACGTCTGCCGTTGGCAGAGCGTTAGCGTTTCTTGGGTTGGGCGGCAGTGAGATTGCCAGCGCAGATGAGGTGTCAAACGCCATCGCCCACGGGTCAGCACAAGACTCTGTTGATCCAATCATTCGGCACAACAAAGCACTCGCAGAAAACCTTTCAAGTGTTTCTTACATTAAGGAAAACATTGAAAAAGGTGATATGCTTGCGGTTGCTGAAGGGTGGATGGAGTTGGAAGACGACACCAAAGAAGCATTGTGGTTGGCACCTACTAAGGGTGGCATCTTTACCACAGCAGAGCGGGCGTTTCTGAAGTCCGATGAATTTTACAACGCGAGGAAACAAGTAGCATGAGCGAAGAAAAACAGTTTGCAGACGGCCTGATAGCCAAGCACCCCGGCGACAATGCCCCTGATTTTGTAAAGGCCAAGCTGTCCTTCAAACTTGACGAGTTTAAGCAGTGGGTTGGCAACATCGAAAAGTCTGAGCAAGGTATTGAATGGCTCAACGTCGAGGTCAAAGAATCAAAGGGCGGTAAGTGGTACGCCGAGCGTGTTGTCTGGAAGCCAAAGGAGCAGACCGCTCCCGCACCGTCCCAAGATGTTCCATGGTAAATACCATTAGTAGCTCAATGGTATATGGTCCGTTGCCCCGCTAGTCGGGGCTTTTTTCTAAGGAGTAACGATGAACGATCAAGTTGAATACCTGTACTACCGTCAATTGTTTGACATCTTCAAGGCATACACCACGCCGAAGCTGACCAGAGTGCTGGATGCTCAGGGGATTAAGTACATGCTGGACGCAAAGGGCAAACCCTTCACCACCCGCAGTGCCATCGACGGGGCATTGGGTACGGAGGACGCCGCACCATCAACCGCTCCGGCGGAGCCAGTGCCAGCCGAAGCATCGCTAGGCTAGACAGGGCGGGGGTCATCGGGTCGGGGGCATCGGAGCAACGCCCCGACATCGGAGGGGCCGCGATTCTGTCCACCGGGACGCGGCCAACCGGCTCAAACAGGCGAGGAGTTATCACCTTGGACTAAGGTTCGATATTACTAGCAATCTGGATCAAAGTCATACCATTCTTGAGCTTCATCAGGTTGACCATCATCAGCAGGATGCTCCTCATCAAACTGCTCCCGCTCGTCATACCATTCTTCTTTTGGATCAATCATACTTAGTCTCCATGATCGCTGTAGTGATAGTCGGCATTGCTCAGATATTCTTCAATTAAATCAAAGAAATAGTCTTGATTGACCTGGTTGGTAATGTTCTGACCAGTCTGCATCATTACTACAGACTCAAGCTCAATCAATCCCTCATCGGAATGATTGCTGAATGTCACATACAAATCAGCAGTCATCCAATCTGAGTCAACCTCAACGTCAAACGTGTGAGTGCCAAACATACTGGCAGTTCCCATAAATCCTCCTAAATAATTGACGCAATCAAAATGCCAACCATAAACCAGACGCCAATTGCACAAGCAGATGCCGCAATCAACAAATCACCCAGTCGCTTTTCAATCAAGCCAAAGTCCTGCGTAACAATCTCCTTTGGTTTTGGTGCAGGCTTAGGCTGTGGCTTTTCTTCAACTGGTTGATCTTGCCGCGCATGCTTCCACGGATCGTTTGGATGAGTAGGTTTGTAACTCCGCTTCGGCATACTCTGTGGTCTTGGCAATGGATTTGTGGGAAGCAACTCAGCAACCTTGGCCTCAGATACACCGGAGTCACGCAACGACTTACGAGTTACATAAGCCCGTTGCTCAATAGACTTTTGACTGCGACCAAGACACTTGGCAATTTGCCTGTAATTCTTGCCCTCTTTAAGCAAAGCAACCATCAAGTCATGGTCTGCTTTACTCCACTTAAAGTTTGTAAACGTAGCGTTTGATCTCTTTCTCACGACAACTCCTCCATACGATTAAGTGAACTCAACAGCCATTTGAAATGATTCAAGGCCAGCTTGTTACTAGAAACTCTGCCTCGTAAAAACGACATCATTCCTTCAAAGAAAAAGGAAGGCGTTGAATATTGTTTTGCTTTCTGTTTGTAATGCCGATACTCACGCAAGTCATCAGCCGTAGCTTTGCGAATGATCTTGACATGATGATCAATCTCTTCAATCAGTTTCGTCTTGTCTACTGACATAATCGAATATCTCCTCAATGGTTCGATGTGATGGAATACCGTTCAGGTGTTTGTTGCCTTGAACCTCTGATACAAAATCAAACAATCCTTGGTAGTCCGGTTTGTGATCGTTGCCGGCGCACCAATTAAAGTACGCCTTGACTAACGATGCTGGAAAGTAACGATCAGCTTCAGCCATGTGCTTCACCTAGCTCTTCGCTGATATAATGGATGCAACACTGCACATCCAGATGGATCTGAGCCACGTTATCGTTGGGTTTGCCGTGACTCAGGGCTTTGGATGCGGCCTGCAAATGCTGACGCGCAATCCGTAAGTAATCTGCCTGCCTCATAAACACGACAGATTCTTTTGGCTTGGCTTGATATGGAAACAAACTGCGAGCCGCAGACTGAATCAAATCTTTGTACCAAGTTTCGCCATCACGAGTGGTGTCATATAAATGATCACACACGGCCTCACACTCAGCTTTTGTCAACTCAGGACAAGCCTGTACAACTTGATCAAAACGCTTAACCATAAATACTCCTTTCAGTTTGAGCGAAGGGCGGAATCCGCTGCCCCCACCTCTGGCGGGGGAGCGGTTCCGTCCAAGCGTTTGCCTTCAAGATACAAAGCATCTTGATACTCAAGCTCGCCAACAATGCCGAATACAACTGTCAGGGCAATGCAAGCAAGCAACGCAATGATGTGTTCAGGTAAATCCATCAGGCTATCTCCTCAAAATCTCAACACAAATTCTGTCTTGCACTTTCTGAGCCTGCCGTTAATACCTCGGTAAGCAGGGACATACATGGATTCATTCATCTCCTTCTTGGATTTGAATACACGGTACAATCTGCCTTCTTCTGGTTTGAAATCAGACAAGCGCTTAACAACTTGGTAAATAACAATCTCACCAATTTCAATGTTGTCGCGGTTTGGCGCTATGTAATAACTCATGCTACCTCCTCGTATTTGCGAACAAGATTCAACTGGTCAATGCAAAACGCACTGGCTTTACGCGCCGCAGTCGCCGCTTTCAGCAGATAGTTTGCATCAGTCTTGATAGCTTTCTGCCATGACTTGAGATAACTGGCATGTTGTTGAATGTCATACTTGACACCAAGCTCAGCACACAAGAACACAGACGCAAGCTCCGCCACCAACTCCTCTTTGGCGTAATCCTCACTGCCAAACATCCCGGTTAGTGGTCGATCAAGACGAGACTTGTGACCAGTAGCGTGTGCACATTCGTGATAGAACGTAGATTGATGAGCATCATCTGACTCAAACTGACCCGGAGTCGGCATCCTGATTGTGTCAGTGACAGGTGAGTAACACGGATTGTGTTCCTGCGAGCTTTGAACAGTGACGCCAAGTGCATCACCAAGTTCATAGGGGTTTTCCAGCTTGGTTGTTCGAACTTCAATCGGCGGAACCTCAATGCCGGTCTGCTCAATGTTGAACAGATTGTAGACCTTGGCAAACTTGTACGTCTTTTCAGGGTCATCCTTGTCAACACCATCACCAAAAAAGATAGCTGGCGTTGCTTTCTGACCCTTGACGTTGCCGCCAAGATCCTGCACCTGTTTGTACGTCAACCAGTACGTCGAGGTGTATTCGTATTTCCACGCCGACACCATCGCCATCAGTTGATTGGTGCCAGAGTAAGGTCGCTTGCTAATCCAGTTGCAATGCAAGCGTGACTGAGATTGCCATGTCTTGCGCCATGACTCTTCGTTTTTCATTGACTCTTCAAGCAAGTCAATGATGCGTTGATACTTTTTAGACATTGCCACCTCCAAGCCAAAGCTGGTTGTTGCAGCACCATCGGTCTTGGTAACTCATGAGTCACACCTCAGCTTCTCGACCCAGCCATCCTGTCGAGTCTCGATTTTGATTAACCGGTCAGAGCCGCACTTGACGTCTTCAAACTGAACACGCGCGTCGTGGAAGCTTCGAGCCTGCACGACGTACTCAACCTCGATGCCGATCTCACTGTCGGCGGTGCAGTAGTAAGATAAATCCATAAAACTCTCCTTACGTTTGATAAGGCCGCAGATTATCCACGACCTTGAGTAAAGTTTACCAACCTTTGACAAGGTATGCAAACTTATTGATGTGTTACCTCCGCCGGAGTTGTTGATGTTGAATTGACAATCTTCAAGTCAGCAATCTTTTGACCCCGCTCCTTTGCCATGTTGTGCCAATACTGAACATCTGTTGTCAGCCGAGTTATGCACCAGTCGACAATCATCCGAATATCATCACGGTCAGCACTGTGAGCAATAAATTCATCAATCGACTGCATCGTAATATGCTCGCCATCTTTCAGATGATCGATCATCTCTTCAGCCGTGATGTTGTTGTCTTCCATGATCTCCTGAACGTCATAGCAGTCATCAACTCGCACTGCCAACTCGTCCGAACAATCCTCAACATCAATGGTCACACAACCTGTAATTCGATAAGACATTTAACTTCCTCCCATTCGTTCAATTTTCCAGCCGTCATGTCCCGTGTCCTCTGGTTCATGGTGGTCTGGTGTTTCTGTTGACCAACCTGTTTCACCAAGCATCTTGATGGCAGTCAACTCCCGAGTCGCTTCGTCCATGTCACGACAATACTCTGTCAACCTATCGTAAGGCTGATATATCCATTGCCCGTTTTCGTACTCACCACACCACTTACCAACGTAGTAAGCACATGTTTTGCATATCACTGGTGGCGTGATTACCAACATCCCCTCAACAGGAAACCGTTTGCTTTGGCATACTATGGCCAGTTGATCCCGGTCATCTTTATTAACCATGCTCATTCCATTTTCTCCGAGTCAATTGATGGAACCTCAATAGCAACTTCGCTACTAACCCGTAACACTCTGTGATCGTCTTTTGGATTGCCCTCGATCACTTTGCCAAGGTGCACAATGGCATCGACGTAGTATTCATACTTGTCAAGAGTTAGCCATTTCTTGTCAGACATGCAGTAAAACTGGACGTAATACTTTGTCTTTGGTGCTTCACTTATCTGCATTGCAATCTCCTTAATCAGCAATCAACTTGCCAAACTCAGACAACTCCAGACCGTAATCGCAGTACACTGGATTAGCATCTGGCTCCATTGAATAAGTGCGATCATGTTTAAGCTCGTCAATGTTTGGGCAATACAAAACACTGGTATAACCGTCACCTTCCAACCGTTCATTACAACGTGGACAACTACCGTGATCGAACATAACAACTCCTTTAATCAATTGATTTTGCGGATGCTTTGAGGCATCACACGCGCGCCCCACCCGCGCTTTCCAGCGGGTATAATGGCGCGTCGTGGGATCAAAGCGTCCGCGTCAAATCTCACAACACCATCCCGTCATCGCGCGTCAATCCACCATCGTCGCGCCATCACGCCATCGTCCATCAAGACTGGAGCAACCCAAGCAATAACTTTTTAAACAAACCAAACGGGCAGACCGAATAGAGTGTTGCAATAAAAAAAGGAGCCCGAAGGCCCCTAGATGTTCTTTCGATCAGCGGTCTGATTGTCGATCTTGTCGTAGATTCCTTGCAGAACCTGCTGTGCGTGAAAATGCAATGGACTTTCAGCTTCTTGCTCAATGTGATATGTGAGCGCTGTCAGAAGAAAATCCACCTCTGCCGGGGCCAACTTAACCGAAAGCCCTTTGTGTCGTGCTCGCCAGTTTCTCTGACGTTCTTTGTTCGTCAATGCCATGAGATTTCTCCGATGCAAAAAAAATAGGGGAGCCGAAGCCCCCCTGATGCAATTTAAGCTACCTTGCGCCGACGCTTGGACGGTTGAGTTTTCTCCGTCCGGTCAGGCTTCTCAGCCAACTCGTCCCGCGACTCCGGTACCTCACTGCGATTCCGAAGCTGAGCCATACGGTACTCGTGACGCTCCTGCTCTGCCGCAACCGCGTCCTTCAGGCCAACCCGAATGTAAGGCTTACCGTTCTTGTCGATGCACTCCCAGACAACCACCTCGACATCGCGATCGTCGAACAACATCGTACCCTTGTACTTGGGAAGAAGTTTGCCCGACTTGCCCTCTTTCGGAGTCAGATCCTCGTTTACATTCTCCTTAACCATGAAAATGTTAGAAAGTCCGTCGATGCGGGTATAGTTTACTTTTCGGTCAGTATTGCTCATGTCATTTCTCCAATGTAAAGGTTTGATTTGTTCCGTATGTATTTGTCCTACAGAACACCAGTTCCCACATCAACAGCCTTGGGAGACCCTTTGGCCCAGCTTTATCGGGCCATTGGGGATCGTCTGCGTCTTGTCAAGACAACTCGCGCTTTTTGCGAGTTCTCGCACACCCAGCAGGCGAACGGATCGCGCTTTCCAGCGATCCTTAATCGTCTGCGCTTTGGGTGTGGTCTTGAAGCGGGTGTAGAAAGTGCGGCGGGTTTTTGCCGCATCTTTATCCCGCTGGTACAAGATGCAGACCTGTTGATATGCCGATAGTAGCTTTGAGCGCGGAGCATTGGCCCCCGCTGAAATAGACAAGCATCAGTCAGATTTCGCCGGTGTGTAGTGAAATCTGATAGGCAACTGGCGGGGGACAATGATCACGCTCATTGCGGCGCATTAAGGACAGCGTGAAAAAGGCGCGGCGCTGTTTGCCGCGACCTCACGGCTGTCCGCTCCGATCAGCGTCTGCCAGCCTCAGTAGCGATTCGCCGTTAAGCTCCCATGACACGGAAGAATAGACACGACAAGGTGTATCTGTCGTGGCCTTACCGTGTCAGGGGAGTAGGCGCACTGGATATATCGCGTATAAAAGAGGCAGACGCGTCCGAACCGCTTTTGACTTTGACTTTTGTTTTGGGATGTATGGGTGCTATCTCGACACTCACACTGACTCATCTAGATCCACCTGTTCGATATACCTCGATAATATCAATGGCACCTGTTGAATCTACTGCTATATCCAAGAGTCTTACTACCTTTCAGTCTAAACGGTGGGACAATTGACACGGGGGGAGGGGGTAGCAACGTCGATGAGGTATAGAGTTCCCACCCAGACACAAAAAAAGTGGAAATTGAAAGGCAAAGGAACCTTTTGCCATAACGTATTGCGCCGTTATTCCATAATCGAATTAGTTGCAGTGGGGTAGAGGGTTGCAGTTGGTAGGGATTAATATAGGATAGGGGGGGTCGGAGGGCTTAATAAGCGCTGTTTTAATTTTGGGAGGCCAAAATGAAAATGTATTTAAAGGACAAACCAAAACCAAAAAAGAAAGCCAAGCCAAAGATGCGGCTTAAAGGCAAAAACTCAGGAACTGAAGACCATGATTTTTATGGCGAAACAGACAAGCATGGATTTAAGAACATCAAGTTTTATCAGGAGTATAAGTAATGGTTGAAAAATCAGATCACTCGGTTGAGTATCGTTCTATTGATTACTACTCCATGTGCGAGAAGTCCAAGAAGCGCGTAAAGGAAATGCAGGATGCGGGTATTCCGACCATGCATGACGCTAAGGCTACGCCAGAGGAGACTCAGAAGCCTGAAATGGGTGGCTATTCCATTATTATGATGGGCAAGTAATGCCTGACGGTGGGGTATTGGAGGAAATAGCAGATCATTTGGCGGATATAGCCGAATCCCTGCGTAAGTTGTTAGACTTAGCCGAAGATACCCTACCGGAATCAAACAATGACGAAAGAGAGAGCGCCCTCCCGCCAGCATAAGCCTACGAAGAAGGAGATCGCGTCTAAATCGGTAGGTGGTCGTGGTAAAGTTGGCAGGCCCAAGGGTGATGCGGCGATTATCAACGAGTACAAGGCTCGTATGTTGGCATCTCCCAAGTCAAGGAAGGTGCTTGATACCATCTTTGAAGCCGCGATGGACGATGACCACAAGAATCAGGCGGCGGCATGGAAGCTGGTGATGGATAGAATCCTGCCAGTAGCCGCATTTGAAAAGGATATTGTTCAAAATGGCGGTAAATCCGCTATTCAGATTAATATAACGGGGGTAGGTGGCGCTGAAATTACCCAGCCTGCACCTCAATCAAACATTATTGACGGGGATTCTGGTGAAGTACTTCAAGATTGAAGAGTTTAACTGTCAGGAAACCGGCAATAACCTAATGAACCCGATATTTTTGGAGCGCCTAGATGAATTGCGCGACAGATGCGGGTTTCCTTTTGTGATTACCTCTGGGTATCGCGACCCTACTCACTCCATCGAAGCCGCTAAACCCAAACCCGGCACCCATGCCCAAGGCATCGCGGCGGATATACAGGTGGTTGATAGCGTACAACGACACATACTATTAACTAACGCTTTTCTGTTAGGGTTTTCTGGCATCGGGGTAGATAAATCTTTTATTCATGTTGATATACGGGATACTCAACCCGTAACGTGGGTGTATTAATGCTTTATACAAGACACAAGACTTTAACAGACAATACAGAGCAGTCCATACTGACGATTCCTAACGGACATGTAGCACATGTAAAGTATGTATTTGTTGCTAACCACGGAGGTTCCACGAACCAAATAGACCTCTTTTGGGAAACAGATGGAGTAGCTGATGTGTACGTCTTTGATGGCACTAGCATTGGATCTGGAAACAAAGAAATACTTGGAGACTCAGGATCTGGTGTAATTTTTGTTTTGTCTGAAGGCGAAACAGTCAAAGCACAGGCTTCATCAGCATCAGGAAGTATGGAAGTTGTTTTAACTATAGACCTTTTGCCACAACCGCCTGTATTTGTAAACTTTAACGGAGCTTAGCTTAATGATGAAACACTTTTTAACATTTTTTGTTTTTTTCTCGTCAGCAACCTTTGGTCAGACCGTAATTAACTATGATGACGGCTCAACTTATACCCTTGGGGAAAATGAGCAGATATATATCAGCACCCCGCACAGTGCGTTGTTTAAGCGAAAGCTGTTTAAGGACAAAAGCACATACTTTATTGCTCAAAAGCCTTGGTCTACTAGGGATTATGTTGCAAGCCCTGAAGATGAATTTGCAATTGGTTCGCATGAGTGGTGCAAGGCATACATTCCGTGGAATGAAGGATATACGTTTAATATGCAGGCATGGCAACGATCTTGTGATACCAATGGCGATGGCGAGTATGACGAAAACGATGCTGGCTGGGATGAGTAATTGACCGACCTAAACGTACAGTTATTGGATTGGCAACAGGACGTATACTCCGATCCAACACGTTTTAAGGTAGTTGCGGCTGGGCGACGAACAGGGAAGTCGCGCCTAGCGGCATGGATGCTAATCATTAATGGCCTACAAGCAGACAAGGGCCATGTCTTTTATGTAGCCCCGACTCAGGGGCAGGCTCGCGACATTATGTGGCAAACCCTGATGGAGTTAGGCCATCCGGTTATAAGCGGGTCGCACATTAATAACCTTCAGATCAAATTGATTAACGGGGCAACAATTAGCCTGAAAGGTGCTGATCGTCCCGAAACCATGCGCGGTGTGTCGCTGAAATTCCTAGTGATGGACGAATATGCCGACATGAAGCCTGATGTATGGGAGCAGATTCTTAGGCCAGCCCTAGCAGACCAAAAGGGCGAGGCTTTGTTTATCGGAACTCCGATGGGTCGTAACCACTTTTACGAACTTTACAAATATGCAGAACTAGGGGATGACGAGACTTACAAGGCTTGGCACTTTACGAGTTATGATAACTCTATGCTTGATGCAGGCGAAATTGACATCGCCAAAAAATCAATGTCTAGTTATGCCTTTAGGCAAGAGTTTATGGCTTCTTTTGAAGCTAGAGGCTCGGAAATGTTTAAAGAAGAGTGGGTGCGCTTTGGAGAAACACCTGACGAGGGTGATTACTATATTGCGGTGGATTTGGCGGGTTTTGAAGACATTAACAAAAAACGTACCAAAAACACCAAGTTGGACGAAACAGCTATAGCGGTTGCTAAGGTCAGCCCGAATGGTTGGCACGTTGAGAACATTATTTATGGTCGTTGGGAGTTAAATGAAACGGCTATGAAGATATTCCAAGCTGTCAGGGATTACCGTCCTGTCAGCGTTGGCATTGAAAGAGGCATTGCTAAACAAGCAGTAATGTCGCCGCTTACCGATTTGATGAAGCGGTACGGCACGTTTTTTCGTGTAGAAGAATTAACGCACGGAAACAAAAAGAAAACAGACCGTGTGATGTGGGCATTACAGGGTCGATTTGAAAATGGCTACATTCAATTAAACAAGGGAGAGTGGAATACCCGATTCTTAGATCAGTTATTTCAGTTTCCTGATGTATTGACACATGATGACTTGGTGGACGCATTAGCGTATATAGATCAACTAGCTCAAGTCGCTTACGACTATGAGTATGAAATTGATGACCACGAAATCTTAGATATTGTCGCGGGATACTAAAATGGCAGAAGAAATCTACAGCCCAGACCCAATGTTGATTCAAGAATCTCTTACAGAGTGGGTTATGACCAAGTGTGAAAGCTGGCGTGACTACTATGAATCAAACTACGAAGAAAGTTTTGAAGAGTATTACAGACTTTGGCGCGGTCAATGGGATCCTGCGGATTCTCAGCGCGCATCTGAGCGGTCCAGAATTATTGCGCCTGCGCTTCAACAGGCAGTTGAGTCAAACGTAGCTGAGTTAGAGGAAGCTACTTTTGGGCGTGGCAAGTGGTTTGATATTGCTGATGACGTAATGGATGTTCAGCGTCAGGATGCTTTGTATCTTAGGAAAAAGCTGTCAGAAGACTTTGAATCCTGCAAGATTCGTAAAGCTGTAGCTGAGTGCTTGATTAACTCAGCGGTTTTTGGAACCGGCATTGGCGAAGTTGTTATTGAAGAAGTCAAAGAAATGGTTCCAGCAACGGAGCCAATTATGGGTGGTGATCTTCAGGCGGTTGGCGTTAATGTTACTGATAGGGCCGTAGTTAAATTAAAGCCTGTTCTTCCACAAAACTTTTTAATTGATCCTGTTGCTACCTCAGTTGAAGATGCTTATGGGGTGGCAATTGATGAGTTTGTGAGTAAGCACAGTATTGAAATCCTTCAAGAGCAGGGGGCATACAAAGAAGGTTTTATTGAATCTGCCGCCGCAGATACAAACCTTGAGCCAGATCAAGACTTAACAATATATAACGATGACAAGGTTCGGCTAACCAAATACTACGGGCTGGTGCCGAAAGAGTTGCTTGAGGCAGAGGATGTTGAAGTTGAAGAAGATTCAAAATATGTAGAGGCAATTGTTGTTATTGCTAATGGCGGAACACTGCTAAAGGCAAACAAAAACCCTTACATGATGAATGATCGGCCTGTAGTGGCTTTTCCTTGGGATGTGGTTCCGGGCAGATTCTGGGGTAGAGGTGTATGCGAAAAAGGCTATAACAGCCAAAAGGCGCTCGATACAGAGCTTCGGGCGCGTATTGATGCCCTGAGCCTAACCATTCACCCAATGCTTGCTGTGGACGCTACACGGCTTCCTAGAGGGGCTAAGCCTGAAGTCCGTCCCGGTAAGATGATTTTGACTAATGGAGATCCGCGTGAAGTACTACAGCCGTTTAACTTCGGACAAGTTAACCAGATTACATTTGGTCAAGCCGCCGCGTTACAGCAGATGGTACAGCAGGCTACAGGCGCGGTGGACTCTGCTGGTATCGCGGGTCAGGTTAATGGTGAAGCAACAGCCGCTGGTATCAGTATGTCTCTCGGCGCTATTATCAAGCGGCATAAGCGGACTCTTATTAATTTCCAGCAGTCTTTCCTCCTGCCCTTCGTAACCAAGGCGGCTCACCGCTATATGCAGTTTGACCCCGAAAATTATCCTGTAGCGGATTATAAGTTTACGGCAACAAGCACCCTTGGAATTATTGCAAGGGAATACGAGGTTACACAGCTAGTTCAACTGCTACAGACAATGAAGCAGGATAGCCCACTGTATCCTGTATTGATGCAAAGCATTATTGATAACATGAACCTCAGCAACCGTGAGGAGTTGATTGCGGCAATGCAACAAGCAGGCCAGCCGAATCCTCAAGCGCAAGAAATGGCAATGATGGTTCAGCAGTCTCAGCTAGAGTTCCAGCAAAGTCAGACAAATGCATTGAATGGTCAAGCGGCAGAATCGCAAGCCAGAGCATCTAAGCTTGCTATTGAAGCGCAAATAGCGCCTCAAGAGTTAGAGATTGATAAGATTAATGCAATTACCCGAAACCTAAAGGAAGGCGATCAAGAAGACAAAGAGTTTGAGCGCCGGTTGAAGGTAGCAGATAGACTTTTGAAAGAGCGACAACTGGAGGCACAGCCGCAAAATGTTAATGACTCAAACCGAAATCAACAACCTGTTCAGTCAGGTCAACGTGGCCTTCAAGGAGCAGTCAGACCGGCTCCAGCAAATGCGGGAGGAGTTAGACCGATTGGAGGAGAGACTTGATGCCCAAGAAAAAAGATCCAAAACTAGCACGCGCGGGCGTAAGCGGTTACAACAAACCGAAGAGAACGCCGAATCACCCGACGAAGAAGTTCGTAGTGGTAGCGAAACAGGGTGATAAAACCAAAACTATTAGGTTTGGCGATGCTAAAATGACTATTAAGAAAGATCAGCCAGCTAGGCGGAAGTCATTTAGAGCAAGGCATAAATGCGATACAAGCCCGCCAAGCAAGCTAACAGCTAGGTATTGGTCATGTAAGAAGTGGTAATTATCAAACAAAGGAGTTGCAGTGTCTGATCTTGAGCAGAAGTACAAACTCAAAACAAAAGAAGCTATTGATACAGCATTAAAGTATCACCGCTTGCTAAGGCGGAAAAAAGAAAAAGTAATCGTTATGTATTCTGGGGGAATGGATAGCGTATCTCTTGCTTGGAGTTTGCTTGAGCATACCGAGCATGAGGTACATATTCATTCAGTTCACTTGGATAATTCAGAAGGTCGTTACAAGGCTGAGGCAAATGCTATTCAATCAAGCATTACTTGGCTTAGAGAGCATCAAAGACCATTTGAGTTTTCATCCTGTATTTATTCGTACAAAGCTAAATATCCCGGCGGCAGAGATATGTCGCTGGCTTTGTTTCAGGCTGGCAGGGTAATTTCTACAATGGCTAAGCCTGTAGCCGCAGTGTTTACAGGCGACTACAACATGAGCAAAGAAGAAAGCGCAGAGGCATATAGCATATTGTCAGCTTTGTTTATGAATAAACCAACCAAGCCTGTGTGGGCGGCTCCGTTTGATTACATGAGTAAAACGCCTCTTGAGCGGAGTCTTGGTGTTTACTTTGCAATGCCCGAAGAGTTGCGTAAATTATATTGGTCGTGTAGAAAGCCAAAAGAAACACCGGCAGGATTTTTGACTTGCGGTGATTGTCATGCCTGTAATAGACAGCATTTGATGCATAAGGCTATTAAGAATGAAGGTTAAAGCACCAGAAGGTTATCACTGGATGAAATCCGGTAAGACTTACAACTTAATGAAAGATCCTGCAGATGGCTATAAAGCACATAAAGGTGCGTCAAAGTCTGCTGATTTTAAGGTTCAGAAAGTCCACAAGGGCAAATAGGAGGCTGTAATGGGTTATGGAATGAAGTCGTACAGTTCAAAGCCAAAGCCAAAAAAGAAGGCCAAGAAGAAAAAGGCTAAGAAGTAATGCCTGCCAAGCGAAAAAAAGCAAACGATGCCTGCGCCAAAAAGGTAAAAGCTCGTTACAAGGTTTGGCCTTCTGCTTACGCATCGGGCGCTGTAGCCAAGTGCCGCAAGGTTGGTGCCAAAAATTGGGGCAAGAAAAGTGGCCGTAAGAAAAAGTAAGAAGGGTGCCGCCCTTAAAAAATGGTTTAAGGAAGAATGGGTTGACGTAAAGACCGGCAAGCCTTGTGGTCGGAAGTCAGCAACCAAATCAAAGCGGCCTTACCCATCGTGCAGGCCAAAGGCTGTAGCGGCAAAAATGACTGCGGCAGAAAAACGCAGATCCGCTACCAAAAAAACAGGGCCAGCTAGAATTAAACATGATGTTACGGCATCAGGTCGTAGACGGAAGAAAACGAAGAAAGCTTGACCTTTATTTTTTAAACAGATAAAAGGCAATGGATAAAGAAACCGAAGAGTATTACAGCAAGTATTTTGATTTATTTCATAATGATGGCTGGAAACAGTTAGTCGAAGAATTAAGACAAAATGCTATGCTGATTAATAGTGTTGAGAATACAAAGGATAAAGAAGACCTTTTTATTCGCAAAGGACAATTAAAAGTTTTGGCGTATTTGCTAAACTTTCAATCAAACATAGAAACTAGCTTTGAGGAGCTAGGAAAAGAAAATGAAGATATTTGACTTTCGTTGCAAAAACGGTCATATATTTGAAGAGTTTGTAGACGGCACAACTACAGCCAGTAGGTGCGGCTGTGGCGCGATGGCTACAAAAATCGTTTCAGCATCTAATTTCGTGCTGGATGGGTCAACCGGAGATTTTCCCGGCAGGCACATGAAGTGGGTACGAGAACATGAAGAGGCTGGGCGACGAGGACGGGAAGCTCAACGCGAGGAGAGCCAATCCCATTAATGATTCCATAACCTTTAGGCGGAATAGGTTTTAATGATGTCAAGAGCGACACTTATTGATGAGCGTTTAGATGTAGAAGAATCTGACGTTTCGCAAGAAGTCGAAGATTCAATTGAGACTCCAGAACAGGAACAACCTCAAGAATCTGATATTCCAGAAAAGTATCGTGGTAAGTCTGTAAAAGATTTAATACAGATGAATCAAGAGCTTGAAAAGTTTTCAGGCAAACAGAGTACGGAAGTTGGCGAACTGCGTAAGTTGGTTGATAGCTATATTCAAACAGAACTCGACAACAAATCAGCACCTTTGGAACAGCAAGAAGATAAATCAACAGATGATGTTGACTTTTTTGTTGACCCACAAACGGCTGTTAATCGGGCAATAGACAATCATCCTAAGATTAAAGAGGCAGAAACGTACAACAAGCAGTACAAACAACAGGCCACTCTTGCTCAATTGAGATCAAGTCATCCAGATATGGATAACATTTTGCAAGACCCTAAATTTGCTGAATGGATTAAGGGATCGAAAGTTAGGACGCAATTGTTTGTTCAGGCAGACCAAGCGTATGACTACGACTCAGCGGATGAGCTATTTTCGCTTTGGAAAGAACGAAGCAACATAGTTCAAGAGACTGCGAAAGCAGAACGTGCGAGTCGAAGAAATGCGGTTAAGTCTGCAAGCACAGGCAATGCCCGAGGTACAGCGGAAAGGTCAAACAAGAAAACTTATCGTCGTGCTGACATTATTAAATTAATGAAGACCGACCCTGACCGTTACAACGCTTTATCTGATGAGATATTAAAAGCATACGCGGAGGGTCGAGTTAAATAGCCTAAAGGAGATTTACGATGGCTACAGCAACTTACCCCGGCGCGGCGGGTAATACCGCCCTAACAGAAGCGGCAACTTTTGTACCAGAAATCTGGTCCGATGAAATTATTGCCGCCTACCAAAAGAACTTGAAGATGGCTCCCCTTGTCAAGCGCATTTCTATGACTGGCAAGAAGGGTGACGTTATTCATATTCCCAAGCCTACTCGTGGTGATGCCAATGCTAAGGCGGCAGATACTGCGGTAACAATCATTGCGAACACCGAGTCAGAGTTGACAGTTACCATTAACCGTCACTTTGAATACTCGCGTCTGATTGAGGACATCGTGGAGGTGCAGGCTCTGTCATCTTTGCGTCAGTTCTACACTGAAGATGCTGGTTATGCTTTGGCTGTTCAGGTTGATACCGACTTGCACTCTGCTGGCACTGGCTTTGGTGACGGTGGCGCTATTGTCTACTCAGGCTCTGTAGCACCTACTGACTATCAGCATACTGGCTGTTTCTTTAACGACGGTGGTACTACCACTCAGTACACTGATGACACTCTGGTAGCTGGTGATGAGTTCACGGATGCTTTCTTCCGTGACATGATCCAGAAGATGGATGACAACAATGTACCAATGGAAAATCGTAACCTGATTATTCCGCCTGCAACGCGCAATGCGATTATGGGTATTGATCGGTATGTGTCATCTGACTTTGTATCAGGACAGTCAGTAAACAGCGGTCTTATTGGTAACCTGTATGGCGTAGACGTTTACGTTTCTGCCAACTGTGCAACCATTGAGGCGGCGGCTGACAACACTGTTGGCAGTGTCGATACTCGCGCGGCCCTGCTGTTCCATACGGAAGCAGTTGTAATGGCTGAGCAAATGGCAGTACGGTCACAGACACAGTACAAGCAGGAATACCTCTCTACGCTGTACACCGCAGACACCCTTTACGGTGTTCAGGTGTATCGCCCAGAGGCTGGCTTTGTACTGGCAGTACCATCTGCCTAATCCTTCGGGGGGCTTCGGCCCCCTTTTCCTTTTGTTTGTTTTTCTTGGAGTAGGTTATGGCAACCACGATTAAGCTAAAGAATGGATCAGGAGCGCCTTTGGCGAGCGATCTAGTCCAAGGCGAACCGGCATTAGACCTGACCAATAAGCGGCTGTATTCAGAGGATTCTGGCGGTACGGTCATTGAGATTGGCACCAACCCAAGCACGTTATCTATTGCTGGCACCGCAGTAACGGCTACTGCCGCAGAATTGAATATCTTGGATGGCGTGACATCAACCGCCGCTGAGTTGAATATTTTAGATGGGGTTACTGCAACAACAGCAGAACTCAACATCCTTGACGGCGTAACCTCTACTGCCGCCGAGTTGAACATCCT